CTAGCTAGGGACGTAGACCATCCCTTCTGGTCGCCAATGGCATCTAGACTAGCTTTTAGAGTGGGATTAAATTTACGTGCCATGTAATATCCTAGTTAGGAACCTTCGCCAATAGTCGAGTACACAGTGGACCCCGTAGCCGAGGCAATCATCGAAATGGAGACAGTACCGGACGGTAGCGTGAACACTTCGGTTTGACCAGCAGGGAGTGGGATTGCATTACCAAATGTGGCGTCAGTGCTATCGCCCGCAGCACGCGGAAGGAAGAACACAGTTTGAGTACCCACGTTACACAGTCGAATGGACGTAGTACCAAGGGTGTAATTAAGATTAACAGCCGAGGCGGCGACGCCTACGACGAGATTCTGAGTAGGTGCGTGAGGACGGAAAGCGCGAAGTTGAGCGGACATAATGACCCTTTAGGGAAAAAGAAAGGGGCACAGAAGTTTTAATTTCTGCACCCCTTTGGGTTACTACTGTTTAAGCACCCGGCGAACCGTACAGACCCTTAGGATCAGTCCAGCCCCACGACGCACGGAACGAAGCTTTGAACTTAGCGTTCTCGGTGTCGAAGTCGTTATCCATACCAAACTCGTCATCACGACGCGAGAAGTATTTCATGCCGTTGGTCACATCCGTACGGATGAACCATGCATCAGCATCGGTCAGGTAGTGATTGATAATCACATCCTTGAACAGGCCCATGTGGTTCAGCGCGTTGATGTCGTTGTTGTTAGTGCCAACACGACCAACAGTTTTCAGGATACGAGCAGCCTCAAACTGGAGTTGGTACGGAATCACCAGCGACTTCGGCTTAACTGCGATACGCAGGCCACGGTCATTGGTGTAGGATGCAATGTCAATCACAGCCTGTTCCAGAGCAGCTTCCGACAGGTCAGCGGCAGTACCGATGACGTTGGAGAAGGAGCCACCAGCGATGTTCGGGTGAGCTGCCGACAGCAGCGCCTGACCATCACCACCAACATACGAGGTGTTGAACGCACGGTTGTAGACGTTGGCACCGAGGATTTCCTTGGTTTGGCGGATCGAGAATGCAAGGCCTTTAGCCTTGTTCTGACCCACTACGTCATACAGATCATCTTCCATGATTTCACGGGTGATGATAAAGCCGAGAGCAAACACAGCGTGGGTGTAGCGGCTGGTGAAGCCCTGACGCTCTTGATCGTACGCAATCGCGGAGCCCTCAGGCTTTTGAATTGCGAGAAGCACGACAGACCCACATCCTCTTCGTATGCACGATTCGAGGTGTTCTTGTCAAACAGTTTCTCAAACTCTACTTCATACTCGTTGTACGCCTTACCGTACCAAGCATTTACGCCGGGCCAGAGGGCCTTAGCAAAAGTGCTGCTATTCATAATAGACATACTCTATCTCCTTAGACACCAGCAGTTGCGTTAGCAAGCTGGTTGTTGTTGATTTTGACAATTACTTTCGAGTTCGGCTGACCGACCTCATTGTCAACACGTTGGGCAAAGCCAACGATCTTCAGGGGCAGAGTAGCAGTGACAGCGGCAGTTGCCACATCCAGAGTAACGCCCGAGGAGCCCGTTGCAGTCGAACCACCCGCATTGGCGAAGTTGGCGTTGAGGCCAACATCAGCAGCGGTGAGAGTACCGTTCGAGGTTTGCACCTCATACAGAACACCCGGATCGTCCTTCACGAGAACATAGCGGCCAGTCGAGGCTGCACGATACTGCGGAGTATCCAGCACACCCGGCTTGACGGCAAAGCCGACAACCACACCGAGAATTGCATCACCCGGAGCAGCAGGGACAACCGACTGGACACCACGAGCATCACCACCGGCAGCGAAAGTGTCGCCAGTGGTATCAGCTTTAACAGGGTCGCCTACAAAGACGTTTGCAGCGTTGGTAGACGGGATAAAGTAGGTGTTAACCTGACCCGACATACCGTCGCCGATAATGCTTTTAACGGCGCTAAGACCGTTAACGCGGCTTACATTAGCCATAGTTTATTTCTCCATTAGATTAAAAGGCACCTAATGGATACACATCGTTAATCTCGACTCACGTCGAACCTACCATATGTTCCATTAAGCGCATCAGCTTTAGTGGCTGCTTCGGTCTGGTCGATATCATTCTGTTTACGAACCTGATCCTCTTCATACCACTCTTTAGGAATACGCATGACGACACCTTTGGTGCCACCACCCACGGAAACAGTTGCAGCAGAACCCTCGGCCGAGGCGGAACTGATACGACGATCTCCAACAGTTACATCTTTTGCAGAGACAACCTCATAGCCAGCGGCTTTAAATTGCTCTACGCGGTCTCCCGTGTCGTTTACGATACGATACTCATAACCTGCCTCTTTACCAGCGACAGTCAGAACATTACGCACGCCCACAGGGGTACGGCGTACACGCCCGCTCGGGCTCTTAGCGATGCTATCTTTAGTTGCCATAATTATTCACCTTTAACCTTTTTCAAGTCTGCAATGTACTGCTCTTTAGTCATCACACCCGTACGAACGAACGTGTTCATGATACGACGCTCTTCGTCGCTCAGGGATGCTTCACCAGAGTTACCTTTGGATGGGGCAGCTTTACCACCACCTTCCACAGCACCGGGTTTGTCCCGGTTAGGATTGCGGAACTTGTTAGGAAACTCTTCCTTGATTTTAACCTCAACTTGACGCAGAACGTCAGAGGGGGAGATACCTTGAGCACGAAGTTCGATGCCTAGTGCGTCAGCAAAAGCTCGCATTGGTTTCGATTCGTTGTACCAAGTGTTTCGTTTAGTCCATGCTGCGAACTCAGGGTGGATCACCTCAGGGTCAGCAGCGCGTGCTGCTTCCTGTGCCTGCTCTTGTTTGAAGCGAGCCTGTGCATCCTTAACGGCTGCCAGCTTCTCGTCAATCTCGATCAATGCATCCGGATCACCTTCGATGTAGGCTTCACGCTTGGAGGCTTTCAGTTCATCCAGAGCACGTTTGTACTCGGTTTCACGGACCTGTGCGTGATGCTGTTTCAGGGCATCCAGACTCTTACGGAGTTCTTTGATCTCACGACCAGCAGTGTCGATCTTCTGGAACAGTGGAGCGCGGCGAACAAATTCACCAGCATCTACCCACTTGTGTTCATCACCGTGGAATTCCTCTTTGGGAACCCAACCCGATGCACGAGCCTCTTGTTCAACAGGATCAACCTGAACTTGTTCTACCACTTGGTTTTCTTCACTCATCGGACTTCTCCTTAGTAATCTTGCAAATTACGTCCTCGTCATTGATGACAAGAATATCTTCGTCAGTGTCAGGGTCCTTTACGAACTTACCTGCATGTCGCGCATACGCTACATAGTCACCAACAATGCACCACGGCTCTCCACCGAAGTCTCGGAAGGCGGTCTTACCAATCGTCAGGACAATGCCTTGGTCGATGGAAGCTCGATCCCGCATGGCTTGGGACTCAATCTCATCCTTGTATTGATCAGGGATGACAAGTCCAAGCTCGTCTGCTTTCTTTTTAGTTTTCTCTGCATCAGAGTTTTCAACCTTGTCAGGTCGAATCGTCAGTCGGTGGCCAAGGGCTTCAATCCCCATTGGTCACCTCCCCAAACTCAATATTCAACAGGTCACGGTAGGCTGCAATGGCTCCGCTGATGTAGCGGTCATTCAGTGGGTCCTGACCGGCCGTACCACCTAGCTGTTCAAGCGATTGGTTAATACGGTTGTGTAGCTCAGTAAATACTGCTTTAGTCACAGGATTGGATTTCCAATCTCGAAAACTATCTTTAGTAACAGACATTAGTCTCCCTTGCTCTTAGGTTTAGAAGCGGCTGCTTTAGCCTTTACTGCTGCTTGCTGCTCTGCATGGCGCACCTTCTGTTGGTGAGCTTGCTCTGTATGCACAACTTTTTGTGCGTGTGCTTGGTTAGCCTGTTGGATAGCTGCTTGCGAAGCATGGTGCTGTGCAAGGGCTTGCATACGGGCTTCCATCTGTTTCATAGCTAGATCATGCTGCTGCGCTTGAGCCTGCATGGTTTGCTTGAAGTGTTGGTCACGGGCAGCTAGTTCAGATTTGAATTGCATTTCCTGCATCTTCATCTGACTGCCTTGCTCCATAGCGGCTTGCTTCATTTGAAGCTCTTGAGCCTTTGGATCAGGTTGCTGAGGTGGTTGACCAGTTTGTTGTACTTGTGGGTGGAACAGCTTCGGAATGTTCGGCTGCTCTTGAGCTTCCAGAACGCGGGTAACGACCTCGATAGGATCAAGGACACCCATAGGCAGAAGCTCTACCAGACCTTGTGCTTTAAGCAGACGTTCAGTCTGCGAGATAGCGGTTGGGTCTGCACCCGGTTGAATCTCATAACCAATTGCCTTGAAGTCATTAGGATTAACGTTATCATCAAGAACTTCAACATAGGTTTGGGGATTCAGATAAACTTCATTAAGTCGATACAGTTTCGAGTACTCTTGAGCCAACGAGCGATAGATGCGCTTGTAGACCGCAGTGAACACCTTCATGCCCTGCTCGATGGTAGCCATCGTAGTAGTAGCTGGAGTGTTCTGACCCGGCATCTTACCGACAAAGATTTCAGCAACAGAGGCCAGTTCTTTACCTGAGGTGATAAGAGCACCCATCAGTTGGAACAGGACGTTGCTAGGTTCTTTGACAGGCAGAGGCAGAATCTGCTTCTTCAAGTCATCAGCAGTAGCGTTTACTGCTTTCCACTCACCCGGTTGGAAACGAGCTTCGCCCATCTTAATGCGAAGTCCTTTGCCAATGAAGCCTGACTGTAGGTTAGACAGGCTACCAGCATCAACCAGTTGGTTAATGAGGGTATTGACGGATTCATTAAGAGGTCCCAGAAGCACTCCAAAACCAATATCATAGAAGCTACCATCAGGATTGGGAATAAACCCAAACTTAGTGTAGTACTGGATTGGCTCGATTCGGACGACTTCCCCATCTTCATTAGTCTTGAGTCCCTTCTCATCGAAGCGTGCGGCAATACGGAGGACCGTACCGCTTTCACGATGGAACGTAACGACATAAGGTTCTTCGTAACCGTCATCATCCAGATCGAGGAACGTATGCTGCTCGACAAAGGTGTACGGCGTAGTAGAGTCATTAGCAGGAGCATTGTTGCTACCATCAGGCATCTGAGGGTTGCCAATGTCAGTGTCAAGGAAGATACCTCCCTTAACGCGTTCCTGATACAGACGCTTGGACATTTCAATGATTTCAGAGATGCGCTCGGTGGTGTCAAGGCAGCGAGTCCAGTAGTTCACTACTAGATTCTTAGGCATGACCAGCTTCGAGCAGTTCTTCTCTTTCAGAGTGTCCCAATAGGTTTTCTTGAACATCGTGCCAACAACCGGAAGCATGATTAGGAGCTTGTCCATATCCTCTTCCCAATTGTCCATCTCGTTCATCAACTGATAGCTGACGTAGATCGAGGTGTGTTCTGCACGTTTCTGTTTCTCCCCCGTGGGGTCGCGACCGATAACTTTCGACTTAACTACCCGACCATCAGAAGGTACGAGAGAAGGATAAGCGCGGGCAGCGAACTGCATAGCAGCGGTAGATAACAGAGGATACTTAATGTTAGATGCTTTAGGCCACGGATAGGTTTTAGTTTCCGCAACCTGAGTAGCCAGCTTGGTCCAGTCATCAACGTTTCGCTCCCAATCAGCACGGCTCTCAAGGTCCTGTTCAAAGCCACGTTTGCATCGAGCACCGATCTCACGGAGCTTATCTTCGTCTAGGTTCTCAGCAACGTTAGCCGTTTCCAGAAGCTTACGGATGGATGGCTGCTGATCGACCTCAGCAGTATTCTCCGTTTCCATACCAGTACCGGGAGTGTAAGCACCAGTACTAGGGGTAGGACTACCCGGAGGACCTGACTGGTACACCTGTGGGCTAGAGATTGCTTCTGCTACGTTCGGATCATTACCGAAAGCGTTGGGGGATACTTGTCCCGGTGTGTTCATAAGGCTCCTTAATAACCAGTTACGGCATTCCTGCCGCTATCCTCCATATCAGATTCTCGGAGTTCGGTGAGGTAATCTTCTTCGTCTTGTTCTTTTTGGGTTGGTGCTTCGATCAGCTTGTCAAGCATCAGACCGAGATACGCAAAGGTATCAACTTGGTCATCGTGCTTGGCCCTAGGAAAGCGCATAAGCTCTTCCTCGAAGTCAATGTACCAATCCGCATCCTTATCGAATTTAACGCCCTGAGCACGCATACGAGCCTGTATGGAGCGACTACGTGTCAGCTTGTCCTTACCACCGTGTTTCATGGGGTAGAGATTGATAAAGACGTTCTGTTTGACCATCTCTTCACGGAGGAATGGGCCAATAGCCTTGGAGACTTGCATCTCCTCAATACCGATAGCTTCGGGTTGGTAAGTTCGCTGTAGAGCAAGTAGGGTATCGACAATCTCACGACCATCCATACGCTCACGGATCACGTTTTTGATGTGGATGACTTTGTTTTCATCGACACCAGCAACCATAAATACCGAATAGTCAGCACGCTCAGCCTCAGAAATTGCCAAGTCAGCCGTAACGTAGTACAGCAAACGTGACTTACGATCTTCGGGACCAATCGGGATGAAATCACCCTTTTTGAAGTAGGT